ACGAACTTAAAGAACAAAAGCACTGCAAACATATTATTTTAAAAAGTGGGCAATATTTACAGGATGTTCTTTAAGGTTGCACATAACGGCACTCGGCTTGGCGAGGTTGGGGACTTAAAAGCACAATCGCTCAAATTATTACTAAACTTAATTAAAACCATAAATGATGAATAAAGAACAAAAACCCCAATCTTGCCAAACCGATTTTAGCAGTAGTATTTTGCTTAACACAGGAACTGGAACAAAAATTATTCTCCCTTTAGAAATGCGGTTTAAACCAAAGGAGGATATTACAACTTATGAGTTAGCAAAGTGCTTACCTTTTTTATTGAGGTATAATGGAACTATGCCATACGAAATTGATAAATCAGAAAATCATTTTAGACATTTTGAAATTATAGACCACAATCGGTAATATTACTGCTAACTTGTCGCTAACAACTATAAAAGTATTACAAAACAATGAAAACACTAACAACACCACAATGTAAAGTGATAGTAAATGAATCTGCTGAAATAAAAGAAGGTAATTGGTTCGTAGGAATTAATAACACAATTTGGCAACGTAAACTTATTAATCCGACTAAACCATGTAACAAAATCATAGCCACAATAAACCATTCAATTAGTTTAGATGTGCCAATGGTGGTTATTGAGAATGAAGTTGAGAAATTAGCTTGTAAATTAGGGTATTATAACTCTTCAGAAGATAATAAAGGTAATTATACAACTAAAGCTTTTATAGCAGGTTACAAAACAGCACAAGAAAAAGGTTCTTATTCAGAAGAAGATTTAATAAAAGCAATGGAAGCTTCTATTGAATGGTGGTGTGCTGAAATATCCGAAAAGTATGGAGACATAGAAATTATAGAGGATTTTGCTGATATTTTTATCCAATCCCTAAAACAAGAATACATTGAGTTGGAAATGGAAACAGAATGTTGTAAAAAATACACTTCATGCAATATGAATTGTAGATATGATAAGGACACAGTTTGGAAAATAAAAACTGATAGAATAAATGGACAATTAATGTGTTATACTAAAAAATTATGAAAAAAGGTTGCTTTAAAAAAGGTAATAAACCTTGGAATGCAGGATTAAAAGGTATTCATTTGAATCCTGATACAGAATTTAAAAAAGGTGAAATGGTTGGTAAAGATCATTACAGCTGGAAAGGTGGTGAACAATTAAACAAAAAAGATTGTGTATACATTAGTGTTGGCGCAAATCAAAGAGTTAGAAGACCACGTAAAATATATGAAGAAGCTAACGGTTTAATACCTGAAGAATGGATTCTTTATCACTTAGATAAGGATATGCATAATGATGAATTAGATAACTTAATTGCTATTCCAAGAAAAATTTTAATAAAAGTAAACGCAGGTAGAATGAATGCTAATTATCATGAGATAGCAGAAGCCGTTAGCCAATTTAAAAAAAAATAAGTTATGGGAAGAATGAAAGAAGTTTATATGGAAATAGTTCAAAATGATTTCAATGGAGATCATGATGCATACATGCAAGAATTAGCTAAAGAACCTTGTAAAAAAATGGTTTATATTGATGATGTAGCATGTCCTAATTGTTTTAACTATACATTACACAGAAATGAAACAGAAGCTACTTGTGAAATATGCGGAGAAGATTTCATTTATATTGGTTCAATTTTAAGATTTAAATAATGGAAGAAACAATAATTATAATATCAGATCCTGGAGATGAACAGGATGGTTGTTCATTAACAATAATATTAGCATGAAAAATAGTTTATTTGTTCAATGCAACGTTAAAAATGGTGTATTGGTCTTTCCAATCAAAGCTATAGGTAATAAATATCAAAAGTTTTTAAGTGATTTACCTGAAGAAGCTAAATTAGAAATATTTATTGGTGTAAGTGGTGATAAAGGAAGTAATCCTCAGTTAGCCAGGCTGCATGCAATGATAAGAGAAATAGCTCAGGAAATAGGATACACATTTGAAGAAGCTAAACTAAATGTAAAAAGAAAAGCAGGACTCTGCTTTACAAAAAATAAAGAAGAATACTGCAAATCTTTTGGTAAGTGTGATAAAGATGAATTAAACTTGGCTATTCAAGCCTGTATAGAGATTGGAGATTTTACTGGGATGCAATTAAGATAATCAATTTACAATTTTTATCTTTTGTTGAAGTTCTTTCAATTTTTCAGTAATATCTTCTTCTTTATTCATCATCATAGCAAGTTCTCTTAGCTCTTCTACAGTAGCTGTAGTTTCTGTTTTTTTAGCTAATCCTTGTTCATTTGCAAGATATTTAAATAATTGTAAGAGTGAAAACAAAGTATAAATGTCAGACTCTTCTTTAGTAAGTTCTAAGTTGACTTTTTCATCATCATTTTTATTAATATTTAAATCAAATTTTTTGAACATTTCAGGTAGTTTGTCAGTACCCGTTGAAAAATTCATTAACATATCTGTTAAAATTCTTTGAAGCCCTGGTATATAGGCTGTTGATACTGAAATGTCTTTAATGTTATCATTAAAATCGTAGGTATCAAATGTCTGTAAGGTTTTTTCATCACTCATAATAAATGTATTTGTTCACAAATATACAACTTAAAACAAAAAAATGGAACCTAATATAAATATATTTAAAACCCAAATTAAAACTGATTCAAAAATATCAGGTTGGGATACAATACTTAATCCTTTTATAGACAGCAAGTCATTTGATGATATATTTGACTTTTTAGAAACATCTGTAAACAATGGTCAAAGATTTACTCCCCCATTCAAGGATGTATTTAATGCATTTAAAGAGTGCTCATATGAAAACGTGAATGTTGTTATAGTTGGCCAAGATCCATATCCACAATTAGGATCAGCTGATGGTTTAGCATTTAGTTGCTCAAAAAAAGGTAAAGCTGAAAAGTCTTTACAATATATATTAAAACAAACAGTGGGTGATTTTACTAAAACAGGTAGAGTTATGTATACACCTGAAGAGTGTGATTTAAGACGTTGGGCTAACCAGGGCGTATTACTTATTAATACAGCATTTACTGTTGAAGTAAACAAGATAGGTTCACATTACAATTTATGGAAACCATTTACAAATTACATATTCAGCAATATCAACAAGCATAAAAAAAATACAATTTTTGTCTTAATGGGTAAAAAAGCTGAAGAATGGGAAACTTTACTGCCTGATTGTAAAATACTTAAATGCCCACATCCAGCATCAGCTGCATATAAAGGTGGTGAATGGGACCATAATGATGTGTTTAATAAAGTAAATACAGAACTAGAAAAACAGAATAAATCTTTGATTATATGGTAAATTTTGTCTATTTTTGTTATGCAACTTCTTAATCAGATATCTGATAATGAAACATTTATACTTAAAACCAAACAATATGTGGGAACTATTTCAGATAATGCTGAAAAACAATTTAACACCAAATCAAGTACTATTATTATTTGGAATAAAACAGAGAGTGTCTTTGCCTCAAATTACAAATGATGATAAATTAGCATTAGAAAGATTAGGCTATTTGATCTTGGATAATGGTAAATATACAATGAATACTGAGGCTAAAAGCTTATTGGTACATTTAGATAATTATTTTATTAAAGCAAAAAAGAAAACTGATGCCCAGTTAATGGGTAAGGAGTTTGTTGATAAAATAAATATCTATAGGGAAGTATTTCCCAATATAAAATTACCTAGTGGTAAACCAGCAAGAGTTAATGTAAAAATGTTATCTGAATCATTTAGATGGCTGTTTGAAACATATGACTATACTTGGGAACAAATTATAAAAGCTACTAAAATGTATGTAAATGAATACAGGGATGCACAATATATGTATATGCAAACTAGTCAGTACTTTATATGCAAACAAGATAAGCACAAAGTAAAATCATCTACATTAGCAGATTACTGTGATATGATTAGAGATGGTGTAGAAGAAACAGAATCTAAACACTTTAAAGAAAATGTAATATAATGAGCAAACCAAAAGAATCATGGATAGGTCAATATGCTGCCTTTAATGAAGCATTAAAATATATGTACAAAAGACAAACCGGTGAGGAGAAGTCTATATATACACCATGGCCCAAATTTAATGATGCTACAACTGATGGTTTGGAATGGAATACGTTAACAGTTATTGGTGGTAGACCTGGTTCAGGTAAAACATTGATTAAAGATCAAATCATTAGAGAATCTTTTGCATTGAATCCTAATGATTCATTTAGAGTATTAGAGTTTCAATATGAAATGGTCGGTAGAACGTCAGCAATTAGAGAATTTTCATCAGTCACTGGTAAAACTTATAAAGAGTTATGTAGTGCAGGAAGTGTAGTTACTGCTGATATACTTAATACATGTCATCAATACGCTAAAGAAAGAGTAAAGCATCCTGTAGATATTATTAGTACTCCTATGACTGTAAATCAAATGCGTGATCAAATTGACATGTATATGAATCAACATAATGGGACTAAAACAATAATCACTTTAGATCACACCATGTTAGTTAAAAGAGCACCTTATCAAAATAATACGTTAGACATGTTGTTTGAGTTAGGTGAGTTTTTTACTCAATGTAAACGTGACTATCCTTGTTTGTTTATTGCCTTATCACAGCTTAACAGGAATATTGATAATCCTGAAAGAGCTATTGATGGTAAATATGGTAATTATATTCTTGAGTCAGATATATTTGGTTCAGATGCAATGTTGCAACATGCTGATACTTTAATTGGTATTAACAGACCAGCAAAACAAAAAATTAGATTTTATGGTCCGGATAGATATATTATTGAAGATGATAAGACAATTGTCTTGCATTTTCTTAAAGCAAGAAATGGTGATACTAGAATGAGTTTCTTTAAAGCTAAGTTTGAATCAATGCAAATTGAAGAAATGGCAACACCAGGAACTCAAGAAAGAAGATAGTATGGAAAATGCTGCAAGAACGTATGTAAAAAGTCTTATTTTATCCCAATTATTGCTTGAAGCTAATGATGAATTAGAGGGAACACCATTCTATGATACAAGACTTAGTGTTGATGTAAAAAGAGTTGAAAAAACTTTAGTAAAACAAATAGACAAACAATTTATGAATATATACAATGCTGATACAGCACTAATTTATAACATAATGTCTAGACTTGATGGATTAGTTAAAAAAATTTCTAGCTGTAAAATTGATGATTTAACAATGCTTGACTTTATAATTGACAAGTATATGGAAAACAAGAATTGGATATTAGAAAACATAGAATTACCTATAAAACCATTAAGAACAAATGATAAGCAGTAAAAATTTAAATAAAACAAAAGAAATGGCAATAAAACCAGATGAACGTAAAACCAAGGTAAATATTTTAAGAGAAGAGCATGAAGACTACTTCAAAACCAATGGGATAGTTAATGCAGTATATATTCCTAAGATGGCATACAGACCATCTGGAAAAGATGAATTGTATGTTAGTTTTTTCCCAAGTGAATTTGAAAAAAATGAAGGCATATATACTGAATTTGTAAGTATAAATTATGATACAGAAGACCCAAAAAGAACTTTGTATTTTCATAAACACAATCCTCACTGGAAAGAAGAATATGAATTAGTTGAATCAAGTACAGGATTTATTAGACACATCATACCTGTGAATGAATTAAAGATTATAAATGATGTTACAAGTAGAGGTAAACTTATCCATGACTTTGCAAATCCAGATCTACCGAATCCAGATAAAAAAGAAGCACCTGGATTAGTTGAAGCATTACTTGAAATTAACAAAACTCTTAAATCAATTCAACTATCATTAAATAGTATCCTTAATAAAAACAAATAAATATGGCACAAAGTGTACTTGTGATTGCTGATTCAGGAACCGGCAAATCAACATCAATCAGACATCTAAATCCTGATGAAACATTTGTAATAAATATTGCAAATAAACCGTTACCTTTTAAAGGTTGGAAAACTATGTATGCTGGTATTTCAAAAGATAATCCAAAAGGAAATCTTGCATCAAGTTCTTCAGCTGCAGGAGTAATGAAAGCAATTTTACATGTTAATGAAAAAATGCCACACATCAAAACTTTGGTTGTAGATGATTGGCAATATATGAGTTCTTTTGAATATTTTGATAGAGCAAATGAAAAAGGTTATGATAAATTTACTCAAATTGCAGCAAACTTAGCTCAAGTAGCTAAAATGCCTAAAGATTTGAGAGATGATCTTACTGTATTCTTTTTGACTCACTCAGAAGATTCAACTGATATTAATGGGAATAGAAAAATCAAAGCAAAAACAATTGGTAAAATGATTGATAATACTTTAACTTTGGAAGGTCTATTCTCAATAGTTTTATTTGGTAAGGTAAGTAAAAAAGATGATGGTGAACTTGTCTATGGTTTTGAAACACAAAACAGCGGAGAGAACACATGTAAATCACCACAAGGAATGTTTGAGGACAGCTTCATCCCAAACAATCTGCAATTTGTTAAAGATTGCATCAAAAAATATGAAGAATAATAATCAAAATTAATTTAAAAAAAGCAATTATGTTAAGTAGTAAAGACATGTCGGCCGCTTCAGGTCAAGAAAAACCAGTAGTTGGAACAGGGAATCAAAAAGTAAAAATTAATTCAATTAGTTTTGATAAAACTCCTTATGACGCAGATGCATATAACATTATGTTACATGTAGAAACAGAACCTGTAATAGGAGCTTTTCAAGGATTTTTAAAAGATATGAATAATCCCAATGGGCCACGTTATGAAGGTCAAGTAGGAAGAGTAAGATACTCACCATATCCATATAAAGATACTACATTACCTAGTGGTAAAGAAATTAGTAGAGATAATGAGGTCATGAAAGCAATGATATTTCTAGCAGAAGCTTTAGATAAAAGAGCTGGATTAGATGCTATTCAAGCTAATACAATTGAAGATTGGATGTTAAAATGTGATAAATTACTATCTGGGCCAACATATGTAAACGTATGTCTTGGTGCACGTGAGTGGGAAAATACTGAAGGTTATATAAATAATGATCTTTACTTACCTAAACTTAGCAAAGACGGTGTACCAGTAGAAGCACTAGATGTTGAAAAATCAAAGTTATTAATATTTGATAGCAACAATTCTAATCACTTAAGAAAAATAGAAAAGAAAAATTCACCTCCAACGAATAATTTTGAACCTAGTTCAGCTGCAGCAGGTGATGATTTTGATCTATAAGTTATTAATCTAATTATGGGGCCAACTGAAATATGTTGGTCCCATTTTTATTTATATTCCTAATATGTTTAACACAAAAAATTTAGTATTAGAAGAGACAGATGTTCCAAGCTATTGGGTATTTCAATATTATTTAAACCTATCAGAACCCTTAACAGGTCAGGACGTAAAGATTAAATCAATCTTTAATCCAAATGATAAAACTCCTAGTTTTTGTATGTATGTAGATAAATCTGCAGGTGTATATAAATTTAAAGATTTTTCAACTGGTAAAAATGGTAATAAAATAGATTTGGTTAAGCTTATGTTTGATTTAGAATATAGAGATGCTGTTAGAAAAGTAGTAGAAGATTACAATAGTTATGTTAAAACAACTGATTTACAAGAAGTATTTTTTAAAGTTCAAGAAAAATGGGAAATTGATTTTGTTAATCCAAGACAATGGACTGAAAATGATGGTAGATATTGGTTAAATTTTAGAATTGGTTCAAACTTACTGAAGGAATATAATGTAAAACCAATTGAGTATTACAATTTAATTAAAGAAGAAGAAGGTGAAGTTAAAAAATTAAAGATTGAAGGACATTCTATCTATGGGTATTTTGATAAGAATAATGAGTTGTATAAAATATATCAACCATTAAGCAAACATAAATTCCATAAGGTAAAATCATATCTTCAAGGTTTTGATCAATTAACATACACCAAACCTTATTTAGTAATTTGTTCGTCATTGAAAGATGCTCTATGTCTTAAAAGCATTGGTTATAACATTGAGGTGTTAGCACCGGAAAGTGAAAATACAATAATTAAACCCCACATTATTGAACATCTAAAAAGAAAATACAAAAAAATAATTACATTCTTTGATAATGATA